TTGTTTCAGCTATTGCGAGCATCACATGGCCCTGATGTACGACATGAAGGTATCAGTCGCATATCTCCCCAAGGGCAAGGTCATCGGACTCTCAAAAGTAGCGAGGATAGCCGATATGGTCTGCAAGAGATTACAGCTCCAAGAGAGGATAGGTGCGGACATAGCCGACATCCTGCATATGATCCTTGACGTGGATGACATAGCGGTATCGATAGAGGCTAAGCATAGCTGTATGACCGCCAGAGGCATCAGGAAGGTCAACACATCCACCAAGACCAACACGCTCAGAGGCAGGTTCAAGACGGATAACGCTCTGAGGGCAGAGGTCCTGTCCATATTGGAGTGATACCATGTTCAAGTCATACATGAAGACCGTAGGAGGCGGAGAAGGGGACAGATGCAACTATCCTACGAGGATCGATATGTATGGCAGAGGATGTGAGCATGACTGTCAATATTGCTACGCTAAATCCCTGCTCTCCTTCCGCAATATGTGGCATCCAGAACACCCGATGCCAGCCGACAGGAGGAGAGTCCAGAAGGTCCTCGACAGCATCCCGACTGGTAAGATCGTCAGATTGGGAGGCATGACAGACCCCTTCCAGCCCATCGAGTCCAAATATCATTGTACGGAATGGCTGATCTCGGAGCTGAATAAAAGGAGGATAGGCTACCTCATAGTGACCAAGTCCTCGACAGTGGCGGATTGCAGGATCCTGCATCCTCAGTTAGCCCATATCCAGATAAGCTACACATACACGGAGGGCTATGCTCCGTCCAACTATGAGCACGCATCCCCACCGGAAAGCCGTTTAAAGGCGGCAGAGACGCTGTTTGACAGAGGATACGATGTCCAGTTGCGTATCAGCCCTTATGTGCCTCAGTTCATCGATTTAAACAAGGTTCTCGAGAGTCCTGTCGATAAGGTGCTTGTCGAGTTCCTGAGGGTGAATGCGTTCATCAAGAGGAATATGCCCTACATGGACTTCTCCGATTGGAGCGAGAATGACGGCAACTATCAGCATCTACCCCTATCCAAGAAGAGGGAACTGCTCCAGCCGTTCATCGATTCCGGGAAGAGGATCACTGTATGCGAGGACAACAATCTCCATTATCAGTATTTCAGAGAGAAGGTAAACGCCAATCCAGAGGATTGTTGCGACCTGAGAACGTGATAGGATGGTAAAAAAAGGCGGAAATCCCGAGAATTTTGCTCCTTTAACCACGGAGGAAGCACGCAAGCGTGGTAGAGCAGGGGGTATCGCATCCGCCAAGGCAAGACAGGCTCGCAAGTCATGGAAGGAGACCGCCGAGATCGTCCTGAAGATGTCATTGAGAGATGGTAAGGTCGACAGCATAAGCGGTATAGAATCCATAAAATCGGCATCGAGGAAGGATCCCAACACCGGGGAACTCGTGTTCAATCTGACAGTCCAAGACCATATCCTGCTCTCATTGGCAGGCAAGGCATCCAAGGGGGATGTCAAGGCAATCGAGCTGTTGAGGGATATTCTGGGAGAGCAGCCAGCACAGGCATCCGTAAGCCCATTGGAAAAGCTGGCTGAGACGATTGACAGGTACAAGGACGAGGAGGAAGATGATGACTGACATCCTGCTGTCCGAGGATCCCGAATCGAGGAGGAAGACCCTTCGCTCAATCGCCAACATAGGCTATCTGAACGTCTGGGAGGGTGCGGTAAGGTCGGGAAAGACCGTGTACGCACTGGTCGCATTCTGCCTGTATATCGTCCGTTCCCCCGAGAGGGTGTTCCTCCTGTCGGGCAGGACGCTCCAGACCATCGAGAAGAACTGTATATTCGGGGACTTCGGCATCTTGGAGTTCATCCCGGGTGCGAGATACGGAAAGGTGGGCAACTCGCTCGCCATCACATTCGCGGTCAAGGGAGTGTCCAAGACGGTCTATGTGTCGGGAGCCGCCGATGTCAAGGCATACATGAACATCCGTGGAAACACATACGCAGGATGGTTCGCCGATGAGATCAATATGCATGACCCGAGATTCATCGAGGAGGCATTCAACAGGACAGTGAAATCGGCTGACCGTAAGCATTTCTGGTCGCTGAACCCCGATAATCCCAACGCTCCCATATACAAGGACTATCTGGATAGATACGACATGATGAGCAAGAAGGAGAAGAAAAAGCTCGGAGGGTATCACTGGTGGCATTACGTCCCGACTGATAACCCCTCGCTGACTCCGACAATGCTACAAGCCATGGAGCTACAATACCCCAAGGACTCCTATCTCTATCAGAGATACATACTCGGTCTGAGGGTCATGGCGGAGGGGTTGATCTATCCCAAGATAACGGCATCGATGTTCAGACCAGCCGAGGACATGGTAGGTACAGAGGTCAAGTTCTGCGCAATCGACTTCGGAGCCACCCATGCCACCTGTATGATGTTCGGAGGCATCTACAACAAGAACAAGAGGGATTGGAGGATAGTCCAAGAGTATTACGATGAGAACTCCGACAAGACCACATACGACCACTATGTAGGATTCCTGAACGAATGCAACAATCTCGGTGTGGATCCGAACAACATCATCATCGCGATAGATCCTGCGGCCAAGGTCCTGAGGCAGGAGTTCCTGAAACACGGATTGAACGTCATCAAGGCCAAGAACGAGGTCCTAACCGGGATAGAGTTCACTCGCAACGTCCTTTATTCGGGTGCTCTCGTCCTATGCGACAGATGTCGCAATCTGAGGTCGCAGTTCTCTACCTATTCGTGGGATCCCAAGGCATCGGAGAGGGGAGATGAGAAACCCATCAAACAGAACGATGATGCCGTTGACGCATTACGCTACTTCGCTAACACCTTTATGAAACCAGTTTTAGGAGGATTCACATGACAGAACCGATCAAGACAACGGACAATACCACCGTCCCCCTACCAGTGGAGATAGTGGTCGACCCAGAAGTGAACGAGAAGACAATCGATATAGCATTCCAGCAGTGGCTCGACAACCAGCCGAGATACAGGCTCCTCGAGGACTATTATCTCGGAAGGCACAGGTTCAGCTCCGTCCATCAGGGAGACGGACAGAACAAGATAGTCGCTAACCATTGCAAGTACATCACAGACGTTCTCGTAGGCTATCAGTACGGCAACGAGCCGAGATATACGACAGCAGACAGCGACAAGTACGGTTCGGACATTATCGAGCTGATGCAGAAACAGAACAAGTGGAATGTGGACAAGTCGATAGGAGAGGATATGTCGATATTCGGTGAGACGCTCGAACTCGTATTCATGCCGAAGGACAAGGACATACCCGATTCCATCGAGATTGATCCCAGACACGGATTCGTAGCATTCGCTGGCGATGTCGAGAGGGATTCAGTGTTCGGGGTGATCGTGTTCTCGTACAAGAACAACAGAGACATCCTTACCTATCACATCTACGTCTACGACACGGCCAACATATCCGAATGGGAGGCGGATGCCAATGTCGATGCTCCGAGGACTTGGACGAGAGTGAGCGGTCCGATACCCCATGGATTCGGCAGAGTCCCGATAATCAAATACAAGAACAACAGGAGGGCGATGTCGGACTTCGAGAGCATCATCGAACTTCAGGATGCCTACAACTCCCTCCTCTCAGACAGGCAGGACAATCAGGATTCATTCGCTCAGGCGATGCTCGTGCTGTCCGGATCCGTTATCGGATTGACAGCCGATGAGATAAACGAGGGCAAGGAGGAGCTGAAAAAGCACAAGGTACTCCAGCTGGACGATGATGCTGTCGCACAGTATCTCGTAAAGACCACTGACGAGGCAGGAGTCCAGATCGTACAGGACCAGTACGCATCGGACATCCATAAGTTCGCTATGGTCCCGGACTTGAGCGATGAGCAGTTCATGGGTAATGCCTCGGGTGTCGCCATGTCGTACAAGCTGTTCGGTACGGACCAGATAGTATCGGGCAAGCAGGCTGAGGTACAGAAGGGCTTTACGAGAAGATGCAAGCTCTACGACTATCGCATCAATAACCCGACAATGTCTCCCAACTACGAGCCGAGGTCGATGATCGAGGAGATGAAGATAACATTCAACCTCAACACTCCGCAGGACATCGCATACGTCACTACGGCGGTAACTCAGCTCACAGGTGCGAACATCCTGTCAAGGAAGACCGCAAGAACCCTGATCTCCGCCATAGCCGACCCCGAGAAGGAGGATGAGCTTGTCAAGGAGGAGCAGGATGCCGATGCTCAGAGGACCAAGGACACATTCGACTACGATGAGGTCGAAGAGCAGAACAAGCTCCTGAACAATGTCCCGAGGAAGGACGAAGATGAGGATAACACCGAGGAATGACCTCGAATCCAACATCATCGCCTACTATTCGAAGGAGGCGCCTCTTCGCAACATCCTTGTCAAATATCAGAACAAGACAGCGAAGGGGATGCTTACCAAGATAAGCAACATCCTGAGTGCCGCAGGGTACAACGGTGCTCAGGATCCCTCCGTACTGCTCCGTCCTGCCGATGCATCAACGATAAGGGAGCTTGAACGCATCGCCAACGGACTCCCCGACAATCAGAGGAGGAAGGTCCTATCCAAGCTATACGGGCAGATAGGCACAGGGAATCTCACTGTCAAGAGAGCGATAAGGGATGTCATACAGTTCGACACCTATACGCACTCTATCGACCTCTATGAGGGCGGAAAGCGTGCTCTAAGGGGTGTCGCTGACGAGGCCATGCTGAGAGGCGAGTACATGGTCCAGAAGTCCGTAGGCATCGGATGGGAGGTCGACAGACCCGGGATCGAGAGGGTCGATGCGTTCCTGAAAAAGAGATGGACGCAGAACGATGCGACAGAGTTCCTCAAGCCGATGTCCAAGATAGTCGAGGATCAAATATCCGAGGGTATGTTGCTCGGGGAGCATCCCGATAAGCTGTCGAGAAGGATCCAGAATGTCGAGGAAATCTCAGCGGTCAGAGCAAACAGGATGGCGAGGACCACAGTCACGGCGGTCTCTAACGATGCCCAGATGGATTCATACAGGAAACACGGGGTCAGGAGATACGAGTTCAGGGCGATGTTCAACGAGAGGACCTGTTCGAAATGCGGTAGCCTTGACGGAAGGATCTTCAATCTCGATGACAAGAGACCGGGCATAAACTTCCCACCGATACATCCGAACTGCCGTTGTACTACTGGTGCGGCTCTCTCCAAGGAGGTCAAGGACAGGCTAAAGGAGAATGCGATAAAGAACGGCCATGCCCTGCCTCTAAGGGATCAGATGACATTCGATGAATGGAAGAAGCAATCAGTAGGCCCGACACAGCCCAAGAAGGAGAGATCCAAGAAGGTCGTACCGAAACTTCCTGAGACTGACTCGGAAAAGCTCCTCCAGAAACTCGATGTCGAATACAGGCCTGTATCGAAATTGGAGGAGCCGATCACCTCCAATGAGATAGTCACGAAGATAGGAGGACCCGATAGGACGGCTGGATCCTGCTCATCGTTGGCATTGGCATACGCTGGTAACAGGAACGGTCTGGATGTCACTGATTACAGGGGAGGCGAGTCGAGGGAGGTATTCTCCGAAAGACGCACCCTCAGGGAGATCGTCAAGATCACTGGCGGAAAGACGCTGGAAGGGACCAACGATGTCAAGATAGCTAAACAGCTATTGGACGAGAACGTTGTCGAGGGCAGGGAGTATTATTTCGCCGCAGGCAAGCACGCCGCCATCGTCCGCAAGGTCGAAACCGGGTACGAATACCTCGAATTGCAGTCATCGGAGGACAGGAACGGATTCAAGCCGCTCAATGCAACGATATTGCATGACAGGTTCAAATGCCGTAAAAAAGGCAGTTACAAGCTCGATTCCTTCATAATCGATACGGAGGCGATGAGGGACAATCCCCAACTCGAAAGGCTGTTAGGTTATATAAACACGAAAGCCGATAGACAGATGAAAGGAGTCGGCGGATATGCTAAATGAGCAGGATTTCTATAAGGAGCACGATACCGACAAGGTATGGTGGCTCGAAACCCCCGATAAGATAGGGGAGATCCTATTCTCATTCGACAAGAAGACCGTTTTCAATCTGTTCCGCGACTATCCCGATAAACTGACACCCGAACAGAGGCAGATATTCGATTCAGAGAATCCTTTTTGGGTCGATTTCTTCAGTGATCGTACTAAAAAGCCCTCATAAACCTTTTCCAAACACCTTCCAGTCAGCTTTTAAATTAAATTAACACTGTTAAGTCATCACCCAACATAGGGGGAATTTCATGGCAGAATCGAATAATGATAATTCTGGAACTCCGAACAAGGAGGATGTCACGTTCACACCCGAACAGCAGGAAAAGCTCAATACTATCGTGCAGGAGAGGGTGAACAAGCTCAACGCTAAGATAACGAACCTCGAGGAATCGAAACAGAAGGACATCGAGAACGCAGTGGCGAAAGCGAGGACTGAGTGGGAGGAGGAGAAAAGGCTCGAATCCCTCTCAGGACAGGAAAAGCTCCAAGCGGAATACGATGCTAAGATGGCGAAGTTCAAGAGGGATCAGGACAGCCTCGCCAAGGAGCTGAACGATGCCAGAATGGCATTGGCGATCTCGAAGGCAGAGGCACAGCTGGCGGCTCTCAACCTGCCGACTGAGTTCGCTGACAAGTTCGTTGGAGAGAACGATGAGACGACATCGAAGAATATTCAGCTGTTCGATGCTAAAGTGAAGGAACTCGTAGCCCAGAAGGTAAACGAATCCATCGCACGTGGTTCCCCCAAGCTCGGCAATGCCGAGGCTCAGTCCAGACCCGACTGGCAGGCAGAGATCGCCTCCGCTATGAAGGTCAAGGGATGAGCTGAGGCACGAGATAAAGGGAGGAACACAATATGGCAGATCCGACAGCAGGAAACGGAACATATACTGGACTCGGACAGAACCTTGGAAACGACATCGATGAAGTAACCAAGTTCATTACCGAGAAACTGGACGACATCATCGTTCAGGAGGCTAAGACAAGCGGAATGACAGCAGACCCGGCATTCGTTCAGGCGACATCCGTTGCAGGAACGGTCAAGCTCGCGACCATGCTCACTACCGGACTCGGAAACTACGACAAGATCGAAGGTTATCCTGTCGGTGGAGTCCAGCTCTCATGGGAGAGCTACCAGCTCGCATACGACAGGGCTATCTCCGCTACAATCGACAGAAGGGACACCCAGACATCTGGAGGACTCGCTACCGCAGCCGCGGCACTCGCCGAGACAATGAGGCAGGAGGTAGTCCCCGAGATCGATGCGACAAGGATGGCGAAGCTCTACTCCGCACTCTACGCTCAGAACTCTGCCAACAGCAACGTTGTCGCAGAGGCCGCACCTACCGCAGCCAACATCGTCAGCAAGATCATCGACGGTATCGATGCCGTCGCCAACGTTACTGGAAACGAGGAGGGCATGACGATCTACGTCAACGGACTCATGAGATCAGCACTCGACAAGTCCAGCGAGGTTACAAAGAATTGGGATGTCCAGAACGGTGGAAAGGATGTCAACATGGCAATCAGATCCATCCACGGTAACAGGCTTGTGTTCGTGCCTCCAAAGAGGATGAAGACAACCATCACTCTGAACAACGGATTCACGAATGCACTGTCCGATGACACTGACAAGACATCTATCGACAGGACCAAGTACGGCTACACACCCGGAGCGAAGGACATCTACTTCGCCATCACAACCCCCGGAGTCGCCAATGCGGTCACCGCCATCAATGCAACGAAGGTCATCCCTGCCGAGGTCAACCAGCGCTACGATGGAGATACCTTCATGTACCGTATCTTCCACGACCTGATCGTACCTAAGAACAAGTGTCCTGCGGCATACATGCAGGTCAAGAGCTGAGGTTGATCCGAATGGCGACAGAGCATACTCTGAGAAGGCTGGCAAGGATCAAGACAGCCAATGCTTTCAAGGGCAAGGGCGATGAATCCCTGATAGTCTACTTGGAGGATGCTCTGTCAGTGTTCCTCGACTATACGCATAGGTCGGTGGATCCCGGAGAGGCGATTGATTCCCTTGTCTGCGACATCGCGAAATACTCCATCGGAAAGGAAGGTATGGAGGGTATCAAGGATGCCAAGGACGGAGAGATGCAGAGGAAATGGTCTGAGGAGACTGGACTGCCGTCAGAGGTCACGGCACGCATGAAGATGTATAGACAGGTGATTGGAGTAAATGCAACCCCTAAACTATGACATCCGTTCCTATTACAGGAAGTACCAAGTCGCCGAGACCGAGAAGAATGGGATCGTAACCCCCATCTTCGAGACCGATGGACCTATCAGCATCGCATTCCGTCCCGGTGCCTCTCAGAGACAGCTGCTCGAACAGGGTTATTCCGAAGGATCCTCCGTCTTCTTCTGTATAGCTGACGGAGTCAATTGCATAAGGGCAGGGGACATCCTGACGGATGGCGAGAACGAGCTTTATGTCGTTCTCTCCGTCCAGACGTTCCCGACTGAGCAGACGTTCTATGTGAGGTCGTTATGACTGACGATTGGAACGAGCTCGACTCCAAGCTCTCGGATCTTGAGAACATGGCGGACATTATCGAGGATTCGGTAGCTCCCCAGATATGCGAGGTAATGAGGAATTATGCCCTCGACAGGCTGAATGAGAAGGTCTATGACAGGAACAGCAGACGCACTACAGGAAACCTCATGAACTCGATAATATCGGCTCAGGACATCATCATCCGTGAAGGAGAGACATCCGTATCCATGGGGATAGCATCTTCAGCTGATTACGCGAAATACATCGAGTTCGGGACAGGGATAAAGGGTTCTGCCGACTATAACGGCCATACATCGGAGGGAGTGACATTCTCCCCCAAGGCACGTTGGTTCCAGCATAATCCCGACTATAACGGAGACTTCGGCAAGGACAACGACCCGGAGCATCCAGAATGGATCATGAGATTCGCTCAGCATCCCAGACCGTTCATGCGTCCTGCCCTCTATGACAACGAGGGGATCTTCAAGGACATCTTGAAGGAGAATCTGACGGAGGTCTTCGATTGATTGACATTATCGATGACATCATCGCCATCCTCAATGAGATCGAGGATCTTGATGGAAGGGTCTATCGCAGGTGGCCGAAGAAGAAGGTCAAGATGCCTGCCGTCCTCGTATCGAGGATAAGCGGAAACGTCCAGATGTCCGATGCTGACGGTAGCGAGGTGATCGCCAACCTGACGTATTCGATAGATGTCAATGCCGATTCTCAGGATGTCGCCGATGTTCTCGTTTCTAAGGCAGTCAATGCCCTCAGCAGGTACAATCTACATCGGACAGGTCTGACGGACTTCTACGATGACGAATTGCGCGTCTATCGGGCGATTATAACGCTGTCAGTGACAGTGGATAGAAGAGGAAACACATTCACATACTAAGGTGGTTAAAATGGTAACGAAAGCGAAATCAGCGAAGGGCATAAAGCTCGGAGTCTATCTCAACGGACCGAGTTCAAGCCCTATATTCTTCAAGGAAGTCAAGGCCGTTCCTCCTATCGGAGAGTCGCCTGTCAAGATCGATGTGACGCATCTCGAATCGGATGCCCATGAGTACATCAAGGACATTCCCGACTACTCGCAGGACCTGACATTCACAATGAATGCCCAGCCCTATGTATCGGACGGCACAGCCGAGTCCAGCAACCTCAACCTCATACAGTCCCTCGACAAGAATGCATCCTACCAGTGGATCGTAGTCTATCCAGCACTCAACCAGCAGGTCATCATTGTCGGAGACTGGAGTTGGAACATGGGAGCTGGAGCAGTGTCGCAGGCTATGGAGGCGGAGCTTACAATCATCCCCAGAAGTGCGCCAGCATTCACGGACATAGGAACGATCACATACACCCTGTCGTTCAACCCTGTCAGTGCAAGCGGAGAGGGAACTGGCGAAATGGCATCGCAGACGGCAAGTGCAGGAGCATCCGTTACCGTTCCTGCTTGCACGTTCACAGCACCCGAGGGATATGTGTTCAGCACATGGAACACCATGGCTGACGGCTCAGGATCGACCTACTCCGCAGGAGTGGACTCCATTACGATGGATTCCGATGTAACTCTCTACGCTCAGTGGATCGAGGACACGAGCAGCGACGAGGTCGAGAGCGGAACGGAGTGATCTCGATGGTAAAGCTCACTACTAAAGATGGCAGGGAGATTGATGTCAGTCTCGATTTCGACAAAGCATGTGAGTACGAGTCGAAACATCCCGAAAGCTCGATCTTTCTGGTCGTAAGGCACTACACGAAAACGCTGAGGTTTACCGATCTGGCGACCATCCTTTCCCTTACCACATACAAGGGAACATGGCAGGACTGGACGAAAAAGGACGGTTTCACGGCTGACAAGCTGTTCGAAGTGATAAATCCCGGCCTTGAGGAACTGGGGTTTTCATCCGGGGAAGATCGTTCCGCACAGTGACCGAGGCGATCCAAACAATTTGTCTCGTGGAGGGGATGCCTTTCGAGGCATCTCCATCCCTAATAGTAAAGGCTGCCCGCATCCGTTATGAACGGAACAGGCAGGACAAGATAGACATATCATTGGCTACGGCGAACCTCATCCTCGGAGGGTTCAGCACTCAATCCGATACCCTTGACGCAGTAGCACATCTATTCACAGAGGATGAGATTGAACGCATCAAGGAAGAGAGGGAGGAGCGCCAGCAGTTAGCCGTCCAACAGGCTCAACTCATGGCATTGAGGATGAGATACAATGGCAGAGGAACTAACGATAAAGCTAAGGACCGAGGTCGAAGGCACAGAGGATATAGGGGAATACCGTTCCGAATTGGCGAAGACCAAGGTCCAGACCGAGAG